AAACCAAGTAGTGTAAAACATTTTACCAAAGTAAAAGAAATCATTCGTAGATTAAAAGAGAATGAATATAGTTTGGGCAAAATTAAAAAAGTTAGTGGTATAAGTTTTAAAAAACATTTATCTAAACAAGTTGGATTACCATTTGATCTAAAAGAACTACAAGTATTTCAAACCAAAGAAAATGGCTTTAGTGGGTTTGGTAAAACTAAATTTAAAGAAAATAAAAGTACCAATGAAGTTTCCACAGAAGTCAATAGCAATGGTACAAATAAAAAATATGTTTTCAAAAAATTAATTGATAACGACAGTAAAGAACATAAATACGCTTGTATTATTCAACGAACATTTCCAGATAAACCAGATAAAGAGATATTAGATCTATTAAGTAATAGTTTCGACTCCGAAAATCTTGCAGAAAAAACTAAAACATTAGCTGATTTTATCGATAGAATTAATACAACATTAGGATCAATGTAATATTATGCCATACAATTTTAATCCCAATTTTAACAAACATCTTAATACTAAAAAAGATAATTACAAGTTCATAAAAAGAACTGGTGATGAAACGCCATATTCTAATCCGGACGTACGTTCAATGAATAATAATTATAACAATTATAAGAGTCCAAAATTAATTAATTTTTTAAATAATGATAATTTTGAAGAAGATATCAAGATTTATAAGTTGGAAGATTTAGACCATCCAAATGGATGGGACTTTTCAGAGTTAGATATGTTGGGGGAAATGAACTTCAGAATAGACGATGACTATAAAATGTTTTCTGAAGTTGAAATTCCATCTTTAAAGATGGAAAATGAAAAAATAAAAGCCTTCGTGTATAAAACAGACGAAGGCTATGTTCTGGAAACTAATAGAAAATATGTATTCGAAACATTTGATAAAATGTTAGAATATATAGACTCTATTCCAATGAATCGATACTAACTGAACTTTGTTGTCCTTGTGTTTGATATGCTTGCGGAGATTCATTAATTGGATCCGCAATTTCAAAATATCTCTCTAAACGACGACCAACTTCTTCATACAACATTTCAAGTTGTTTTTCAATAGCTTTCATCTTTTGAGCTTCTTCGTACATCTTTGCGGCATCACGTTTAATTTCTTTCATGTCACGTTCTACCATTTTAGCTTCCATCCATTCGTTACATTCTTTAATGGCATAACGTTCCGCCAAATTAACAGCTTCCATTATTTTATGGGCGGTTTCATACACACTATCAGCTTTTAAACCGTTACGATATTCATTATATGATTTAATCGTTTCCACCATATTCTTCTTTTCATATACGGTGAGAGGAGTATATGCATGTTCAGTGGAGTTTTCTAGTAAATGTTTTAATTTCATATATAATAAATATTATAGTTCTGATAGAATGTTGTGGATAATTCTTTCAACATTACTATATGGGTTAATGATTGTTTTGTATTGTTCAACGCTTTCATTAATTTTTCCTTGTGGGTACATAAAAGCTCCTTGTGTACTTGGATTGCTTACGAAGTCGAACGCAATTAAATCAAAGTCATCTTGTACAACGTCAGCTCCTTCTCTCATATCTTTCTTAACACTCCCCAATCCACGACTACTGATACCCAAAAGAATACCTGATTGTAATAAGTCTCGCAAGATATTACCACTTGGAGTAGGCAGAATTTCTACTGTTCCAACTAAATCTTTACCGTCCCAACTCATATCCGTTATGTTATGACTAACATTCTTTAAATTAACAACACTGCTTTCTGGATGATCTAATTCGCCCATAGCACGTCGTTGCTTTACAAAATTTTCCATGTATTTTTCGGCTTCTCTCTTTAATACATCTGATGGATATAAACGGCCGTTTTGATTTTTTGCATCGGCTCGTTGTAGCACGCCACTAACGAGTAGTTTTCCATCTTTAAGTGATTCATTTAAAGCGCACTTTTTAAACTCAAATGGCATTACATCGATTAATACTTGTTTCATGTTATTGTTTTGATTGTGTAGAAGGTTGTTGTTCAGCACCGGTTTCTGGTGGAGTAGGAGTCGATTCCTCTTCATCAGATGTAATGGTGTTTGTTGGGCTAGCCGATTGTTGAGGCGATACCAATGCTTTTGATTTAGCGACTTGGTACTGATCTTTTGGTTTCAAATTATCGGCATTTCCTAAAATTTTAACTTTAAATCCTGGTTTAATAAAGAATTTAGCAACTTTCTGTTTATTTTCCTCTCGGCCTACGATTATGATTACATATCTATCATAATAATAATCTATAGCCACACCGGTAACATTAATTGTGTAGTCAGTCTCAGGCTGTTTGTATCCTTTACTGGCTCTTACAACAATCTTTTTACCTAAAATTTTATCTTGTATATTTTTTTGTAAATTATTCTTTAATACTTCGGTGCTATTCTTTAATTTAGTATCAAATGCTGTAAAATCAGGCAATACATCATAGCTTTTGATATCAATCGTTGGATCCACTTTTGATTTCTGTTGTGGAACTTTAGCTGTTGGGATCGGTTGTTGTGGGGGGCGTTGTTGAATTGGTTGACCTTCTTGTTCATATTTTAACCCATTGAATCCTTCGGTAAATGGTAAACTACCTTGTTTGTATCCAACTAAATTTGGGTCTAAATTAGGGTCGTTGTGTTGTACCAATCCGTTTTCATCTGTATATGTCGAACCCAATTCAATTGATTGTGCTGGTGTTGCGTAAGCCGGACCACTGTACATTTGATTTTCTAACTTATATCTAGGACTTCTTTTGATAGCTTTAGCTAATTTATATCCGAGTTGTGTATAAGTAGATGGTCTAGCGCCTCTTTTAGAAAAAGCAAATGGGGTTCTTGCCGCATCTCCGCCTACAGCAACTGGTCCAGAAGCAACTGGGCCAGTACCTGTAGTACTAGCTTCGTTTTTAACTCTTAATTTACTTAAGAGTTTTTTAATCTTGAGTTTTAAGTGTGGTTTCATTCTTCAACTTTTCGATTTCTTCAACTAATTCGTAAGCATTTAACAATGTATTTAATTGATTTTCTTTTACTACACCGGTTACGTTTTTATTGGAAAATTGATTAACTACTTCCGTAATTTTAATCTTTACTATATCTGAATTAATTGTTTGAAGATTTTCTTTTAGAATGACACTAACTCTTTTATATTCTTCGTTAACAAATTTGGTAAATTTACTTGAATTGCTAATATTAGTAATATACTCTTTAAGTAGTTTCTTTTGTGATGGTAATAAATTACTATATTTTGTATTGAAATTTTCTATCAAAAACTTATAGGCTAACAATCTTACGTCTGCACTTTGACTTCCATAAACATCCAAACTTTCTTCTCCACTCTTCTTTTCTTTTGTTAAATTTTCCACGACATATTCACGTGACTCCAATATTTCAGTCATGTCAAACTTAACTTCTTGATCTGTTTGATTTTCAAAAAGCTTATACACAGATGCGTATAATTTATAATTTGGAATTTTGTTCTTTAAAAATTCATCAATATTATACTTTTCTTTTATCTCTTTAATAATATTATACTTCTGTTTATTTAATTCACGTTCGTCTAATTTAGATCTGGTCTGTAGTACCACAGTTAATATACGATCAGCAGAATTTTCATCTTTACTGGACTGCTGTAGTATAAAATTATATAGTTGCGCTTCTTTGCCAAGTTCTTTACTTTCGTGGAAATACTTAAACATTAAGTTTTTAGTAAACGACTCATCTCTACCCGCCAAAATATCAGATGTTATTTGACGTGTAAGAAGCTCAAACAATATCCCAGCATTCTTAAATTTCGAATGTTTTGCTTTCTTATGCATATTATTATTTATAAATATAGATAAACTGTGTAAATATATAGGAATTGTGTTATTCTTTTACATTTATTTCATCCATGTAAGATTTTTCATCTCCTTCTCTCAAAATTTTCTTTTCATCATCTACAGTATTTAACATATCACTTAAACCTTTAAGTGACTCCAGTGATAATGGCGATTTGTTTTTATATTTGTGTGTTATGGAAAGATCCGACTTTCTATTATTTTCTAAACTACCTAGAGGATCTTCTCCATATGGATATTTACTTGCGTCTTTTCTGCCAGTTTGATCTCTTTCCGCTAATTTTGGAGGCGATTCACTAGGTGGACTTTCTTTATCCGCTGGTTTTTCTTCTGTTGGTGACTTTTCAGCTGAAGTATCAGTCGGCGGCATTGTATCTGATGCTTCCGTATCAGCAGCTGCATCACCAGTGTCTCCCTCACCTTTATCGTTAGATTGTAAGAATTTAATTGCTGGATCGTTACCTTCTTCTTCGATTTGTTTAAATCTATAATTTCCTTTAGCATCATCAATTAATTGTTTTTGTAAATCGATCATATCTTGATCGCTCAAACCGAAAACATTTTCATAAATCCACTTTTTACTAAAGAATTTATTCTCTTGCATGTCTTTGCTAACTTCAACTTTACTCTTCCAAACATCGATCTTTTCTTTTTCAAATATTGTAGACGGATTTGTTAACTCCAATGTAAAGTCTACTAATGATTCATCACGATAACCCTGTGAATATAAGTGAATAACTGCGATCTTATTTAATTCACTGACAATAATACGTTGAACACGTTGAATTGTACGAGCGAAACGAATATCTTCAGCTGCCAATGTAGCTTTACCACTAAGTGATTCGTCGTATCCCAAAAATGCTTTTGGAATCTTAAGTGCTGCCATCATCTTGTTACGTAGATATTCAATGTCATCTGTTCCGGTCCATTCAAGACCAGGTAAATTATCAATACTAGTACCACTATCACTACCACGGACAGGTAAGAAAAAGTCTTCTACCATGTTTTGTAGATTGAATTTTAAATTATAATCCCCAGTCTGTTGATCCAAATATGGAGTCTTTTTCATTTGGTCCATAATACGTTGCATATGATTATCGACTTCATTTGGAGGAATATTACCAATGTCAACTTTAAAGATTCGCTTTTCCGGAGCACGCATGATACGGTGAATTAACATTGCGTCTTCCATCAAACTCAACTGTTTCCATACACGTCGAGCACCTTCTAACATACTCTTACCATATGGCAAGAAGTTGCTATCACTCAACAAACGGAAGTGTGCAATTTGATAATTTTCTAAATCTTCAAGTTTGTTTCCGTATGGAAGATTAACTTGAAATTTAACAAAGCTCTTGTTTGTTAATTGCGCATTTTCTACACGGGTAACATAATAGGTACTTAATGGTTCAACTAAATAGACTCCGTACTCAGGACTAATATGTAAACGAAGATAAAAATCTCCATACTTAACCATACATCGAGTCCAACTCCATAAATTAAATTCAATATTTAGAATATCGTAGAACAAATTATGAAGAATATTTTTGATTTCGTCATTTGTAGACTTAATGTGTAAAATATCACCCATTTCATTTCGCGTTGTACATTCATCTGCATAAATATCCAATGCGGATGCTAGAATTGGATCCATATCCATTGTATCATAATCACGAAATAGTTCTACACGACTGCTTTGATATGATAAATTAAAATCTCTACTATATTGATTATATGAAGTTGTACGTAATCTATTAAAACGGTCTCTTAAACTATTACGATCTGTAGCATACTGAATTTCATCAGTATCAATAACCTTTAATTTTTTACCGCCAATATTACGAACAATTACATCATTTGAAAACAAACGTTTCAAACGTGCAAATAACGAACGATTTTTTAATTCTTGAAATGATTGATCTGACATATTATTCTAATATATAAGTATTTACATCAACCAAGTTAAACTTTCTTTTTTATCATTAACAGTGAAATCCATTGTTTTATGATGATCAGCAATAGCACTCACGTCTCTATGAAAAGTAACAGGACTTGAAACTTTTGATATTTTCGATACCATTGCTTTATTATAAGATATTTGTTCATTTCTAAGCTTTAAAGCAGTTTCACGTACCCACAATCCTATACCCAATGACATAACCAAATCGTCGTTATATCCCCGCATAGCTTCGGCTTTATGACCGTTCCAAATGAAAACATTTAACTCTTCATATAATCGTTTTGATTTCATGACGACGAGTTTTTCACGAAAAAAAGATTCCAGTTTACTAACAACGAGTGGTCTGTTTTTACTAGTTGTTGTAAAGCCAGCTACTAATTTTTTATCAGCCGAATTTAACTTATTAGTATATGTTTTTTCCACGTCAACAACCGTCAAATCAGACGCACTATAAAATGTATTTTGATAATCTCTATCGATAATTTGTTGTAGTGTGGCCCATCCTACATTGTTGTTTTCTACAACAAGCAATGCGTTATTGTACTCTGTCGCCACACTCACTAGTAAATTACCATAATCTTTTGTAGTTAATTGTCCCTTATATTCAGCAACCTGTTCCATCGTTTCAATATCTAAGACGTGAAACGCACTAAAATCTCCGCCATCTCCTCTAGCACAGTCAGCTGTCAATATGTAGTTTTTACTATAATTTGGATAATCCCAGATCCATAGATCTTGATTATTACCCCGTTTTTCTACAGGATCCTTTAAATGAGTTTGTCTATAAAATTCAAGAACTTCTACACTTACCACTTGATTACCGGATGTACTGAAATCGCAGTCACATTCTTGAGCCGCTCCTTTTACTCCTGATAATTCGGTTTGTTTATCTCTCCAAGTTTGGTCTCTTTCTGGATGTAAATGCCATGGCAATCTAATAGTCTTGAAGTCTTTGTTCTTGCCTTCCTCGGCTTCAACCCACGTTTTATGAAAGAAGTTACCTACGCCGTTTGGCGTGCTTAATATGATAGCTCTACCACCAGTGGATAATGTATATTGAGCAGATAACCAAATTTCCTCAATGCCATCGATAAATGCAGCTTCGTCAATGATTAATAATGAGAGTGCTGATGAACGACCTGCTGTACCAGCAGATGAAACCGCTTTGATTTGAGATCCGTTCTTTAATCGTAATGATAATCTATTGTCTTCTACACAAGGAACTTTTAACCAACTTGGAAGATTGTCATTTGCAAATCTTACTTTAGTGACAATTTCTTTCGCTGTTTCTTGGGTAATACTAATACAAAGAATGTTCTTATCATTATGAAATGTCATTAACCATAAACTATAAGCAGCTGTAAGAGTACTGATACCCATCTGCCGACTTTTAAGAACAATATTTAATTGATTATCAACGAAGTTTTGTAAAGCATCTTCTTGAAATGGATATAATTCAAATCCAACAGTACCTCGTATAGGATGTTGAATCTTAACATATTTTTTCATGAAGTATATAGGATCTTCTATACACTTCTTATACTCACTTTTTATTATTTCTCTTAGACTTGGCTGACTCATACAATTCTTCGTACTCTTTTATTTTAGTATTAATGTCTAGTAATCCGTCATTAATTTTTACCAAATCATTAGTCACGTCTTCTAATATTTTAGTATAATCTTGGACACCTTCCCATCTTTCAAACGAACCGTCTTCTTCTAAAAATTCAACAGGCTTACCTTGATTTTCATGACAAAATTTTTGACTTTCTTCAAATTTTCTTTTATATTCTTCTAGAATACTACGTTCATTTTTTAAATCCTGTAGTTCATTATAGACATCAAAAACGCCCATGAGTTTAAGATCTGTTTGAAATTTTGTAAAACAATCATAACACATCGTTGTTTTAGGCCAAACACGATCATCTAAATAATTACCCCATCGAACATCCATATTACAACATTTACAACGTTGTTCGTTAATAATCGTAGCTCGTTTTGAAACTCTACGTTTGCTTTTATTCTTCCAAACCCATTTGCGTCCTTGACTATCCTCCCATTCTTCACCTTCCTTGCGTTTATTGTTCTGCAAATTGGCATCATAGCC